CGTCTACTGCTTTGGGGATATTGGTGTAGTTGTCAGGGAAGCCTTGTAGACGCTCACATTCAACCGGGGTCAGGCGACGCACTGCCATTTGTTGAACGGCATAAGTAGTGCTTTCATGCTTGTCTGCTTTTGATGCGCCAGATCGTAAACAATGGGCTACATCTGGTTTTTCATTAACTCCAAATGCTACAGCTTGAGTGTTGCCATCAGTGTCGATTGAGCCAATTAGATTTTCTGATGAGCAAGGGTCTTGACGCGCATTGAATCCAATCGGCTGCGCCACCACGTTCATACCGCGATCAGCACATGCGCTACTGTCATATCGCGCCGTTAAACTCCCTGCAACACATCCAAACTGTGTTGTCGCCACTGCTGCCGCAACTAAAGTTTCACTGCCTCCTCCAATGTCACATCCATTTGCTCGCAGCGTTCCGCAGCCTTCACTGTAGCCTCCAATGCTCGTTGGAGTGAAGGAGGTAACTTCTTTCCTCGTTTCTCTGCTCGGCGCAGGATGCCCTTGCAAGCCGTGGCGCTCAAAAAGAACCGCTGCGGCACGTCGCCAGTTTCCAAAGTATCCGACAACGAACACACGTCTGCGTCGCTGGGCCACTCCGAAGTACTGAGCGTCAAGCACTCGGTAGGCGAACCCATACCCGAGTTTGCCCAACATTCCGAGGAAGGAGCCAAAATCCCGTCCTCCGTTGCTGGACAGTACGCCGGGGACGTTCTCCCAAACCAACCATCTGGGCCTAAATCTATTAGCAATCGCGCCAAAGGTAAGCATGAGGTTGCCACGCGGATCATCCAATCCCTTTCTAAGTCCTGCAACTGAGAAGGACTGACAGGGGGTTCCTCCGACAAAAAGGTCAATTGCTCCAAAATTCCACTCCTCATATTTAGTCATATCACCTAGATTTGGTACGTCTGGATAGTGATGCGCCAAAACTTTGCTAGGAAATTTCTCTATTTCTGAAAATGCAACCGGCTCCCAGCCTAGCGGATGCCACGCAACAGTCGCCGCCTCTATACCCGAACACACAGATAGGTATCTCATGCGTCGACCTCCGAATCCCAGTAAAGACCGGGCGCGTAGTTAGCTATCACGCGGGCCGGGGCACATATTTTTATGGCTTGCAAGATAGAGTGGACATGATCGGAATTTTCTCCAGTGAGATGCACCCGCAATCCTCTGGCCCATCTAAAGTCTCGGTCTTTAGGCTCAACGACAACAACGGGGTACTCCGGGTCATCGTCCGGCTTTCCAAAGAAGTCTATGAACACGGCTTTGGGTGGTTTGCCTGCAAGCTGTAGGCTGTTTACGAAGTCGTGGCCTTTCATCAAATGCCCCTTCCCTCAAAACCATTGAGCTGAACGACCGGCTTTGCTTTGTTCACCCAGTCTGCTTTAAAGGCAGTCCAGTTTCTTTCGCATATCTCTTGCAGTGCAGCATTTAATGTAAAGCCAGCTTTATTAGCCTCCCTCACAATGCCATTCCACGCTGCTTCAGTAAGAGGCGCTTTTTTATTCTTTCTAATTAAGATGAAATCATCCCATATGCGTTGATCTACATTGTCCGGCTTATCAACACTATATTTGCTTTTCTTATGGTTATTGGTTATTGGTTGTTGGTTATTGGTTAGGATCTGATCCGCATCTGAATTCAGATCTGATTTCTTATCCTTTTCTAATGTCCAACGGATCTGATTCGCACCTCTAGCAGACTCTGCCTTACGTTGATACTTGCGAATTTCAGCATCAATCCTCTGATGCGTATATGAATTCAGATCTGAATCGTATCTGAAGAACGTCCGAAGCAGTAAGCTAAGACAATCTTCTTGACCTCTCGCTCCTATCTTAAAAGCTAAGGTTTCAGTGTCGTTAGGCAATGGCTTTTCTGACTCGTAATAGAGCCAAATCAAACGCAGGTAGAAGTAGGATTCTTGTGGAGTCAGCGAAACGGTGTCACGCAAAAAATCCCCGATGTGATGCGGGTAGTAGTGCATAAGAGCCTCGTCTAGGTCTATCGTCACTGTGGGTGCATTTGGCAGGCGGGTGACGAAACCGCTTTTCGGGAGCTACCCTAGCCAATGCGATAAAACAGCCTTGAGTCTAAATCAGAATTCAAACACCTTGCAAGTCCACCCGGCTTTTAACTTTCCCCAACCGTGGACCTTGATCTTCCATCCCGCTTTCAGGATCGCTGGCAGATGCTCCGATTCCTCAATCTTCCTTATCCTTGCGTTGACATTACCTCGGCTCGTTGTCTGCACTAAGAGCGTCTCAGTGTCCCTAATAGCTAGGATGTCGCCGATCCCGAATAGGTCCTGTCTGATGCAAGCATGTGGGTTCCACTTCTCGACAATCTGACAGAGATAGCCTTCTTGCCTGAGTTTCTCTAAACTGCGTGATGTTGGTGATTTGCCGCTCATCGTGTAGAACCTGCCTTTCGTCTGCTGGCTGTAGCGTTGTGTTTTAGGGCGTATATAGTCGTGAAACGAGGTAAAACATGAACGAAGATTATTATTTTGACAGGATGCTATATGAACACGATAGAGAAAGAGAAGAAGATCAGCTTATTGATAGATTGGTCAGTGGCGATTTTGTTTGGGATTTTGTTTGGGACGATGATGTTTCTTTTCATAAGATAGAACGTTTTTACAGGATAAAACGATATGCAGAAAGTTTACGAAAGCATCAGCAAAGTGATGAGCGCGATCTCCAAAGCAGGGATTGCCAAACAGAGAACTAACGAAGCTCAGAGATACCAGTTCCGCGGTATCGACGATGTTTACAATGCAATGGCTCCCATACTTGCGGAGCATAAGCTGTGCATCCTCCCTCGCGTTACAGACCGACAGGTTGTCGAGCGTGTCAACAAGTCTGGGACTGCTTTGTTCTACGTCACCGTCTCAATGGAGTTCGCTTTAGTCTCTGGCGAAGATGGCTCTAGTCACGTTATATCGACGATTGGCGAGGCTATGGACTCCGGTGATAAGGCAACCAATAAAGCAATGTCAGCGGCTTATAAGTACGCTCTCATGCAGGCCTTTTGCATCCCAACAGAGGGCGATAACGACAGTGAGAATCAAACCCACGAAGTAATGTCCGAATCCAACTTCGACAAGGATCTTGAGAAGATCGCCAGCGCTAAGAAAGAAGATCTTAGGAAGGTTTATGAGGAGGTTTTTGTTAAGCACAAGAAATCACCTGACCTTGTAAAACAAATCGAAGCAGCCAAAGACAAACGTAAGAAGGAGCTAGGCCTGTGAGACCTGTTTACGAAACTGAGTTAGATAAAAAAAAAGAACTAGCCGTCGCACAAGCGTTTGCTGATCGTTTCAACTACGACATTTATAGACTGCCCAAATTCTATGAAATGGACTTTGCCGCCTATCAGAACGGGCAACTGGTCAGATGGGTAGAAGTAAAAATAAGAAATTGTAAGTCAACCGACTACAACACTTATATGCTTGATTTTGGAAAGTTACGATCTGCCATCAGCATCCAAAACGCGTCGCAAAGATCGGTTGTTCTTGTTGTCCAATGGACCGACACGATGAAATATTGGACGTTTCGTGTTGGCTATCCAATTTTGCCCGGAGGCCGTACAGACAGAGGAGATCCCGATGATGTTGTTCCTTGTGTTCATATTCCTATACATCAATTTGTAGACGTATGAAAGATCCTCATAAGGCCGTCGACTACATCCTGAAACACGCTCGGCAATTCGCCGATGCTAAAGCTCAACGTGTTTATCTGGAGGAGTTCAGGAAGTCTAAGAAAGCCATCTTGATGAAGGGAAGTCTTGAGTCAGCTTTGGGTGCTCAGGAAAGAGACGCTTATGCTCACCCGGAGTATCTGGAGCTTTTAAAAGCATTAGAGGCTGCTGTGCAGATCGAAGAGAAGTTACGGTGGGATCTGATCGCAGCGCAAGCAAGGATCGAGATCTGGAGGTCTGAGCAAGCAAACATGCGAGCCGACATTAGGAACACTGCGTGAACTGGCGATCTAAGAAACTACTTGAGGCTTGCAGAGAACTCCCTTGTGGGCTCTGTGGTGTCGAGGATGGAACGGTTGTCGCGGCTCACTCTAATCAACAAAAGGACGGTAAAGGAACGGGCATCAAGGCACATGACTTTCGGGTCGCTGCGCTCTGTTACAGATGTCACATGCAGATAGATCAAGGAGGAGCGGGTAAAGAAGAGAAAAGGCAAGCGTGGGAAGAAGCACACAGAAAGACGATTGGTTGGTTATTTGAAAAAGGAATAGTGAATGTCATCAGTAAATAAAGTGATCTTGATTGGTAACGTAGGCAAAGACCCTGAATGTAGATACACGGAGGCAGGAACTGCTTTAGCGAATCTCACTCTTGCGACAACTAATCGCTGGAAGAACAAACAAGGCGAGCCGCAAGAAGAAACCGAGTGGCATCGTGTTGTTGCCTACGGGAAGCTCGCAGAAATTATTGAAAAGTACGTTCAAAAGGGAAAGCCGTTGTACATAGAAGGACGTTTACAGACCCGGAAGTGGACAGACAAACAAGGAGTCGACAGATACACCACTGAGATTATTGCTGAGAGCCTACAGATGCTCGGACAAAAAGGTCGAAAAGACGACGATGACGAGATCGCATTCTGATGGAACAGGGAACCGAGGAGTGGAGGCTTGCACGGTTGGGGAAGGTGACAGCTTCCCGCGTCTCAGATGCGCGAGCTAAAAAGGGTACGGCTACACGAGCGAACTACATCGCAGACATCCTTGCTGAAAGACTGACAGGGACCGTAGCCGAGACATTTACGAACAGTTATATGGAATGGGGAACACTGAACGAACCGCTTGCAAGAGCCGCGTATCAAATAAAGACGGGTCGATGGGTAGAGCAGATTGCCATTGTGGATCACCCGACGATTCCTTATTTCGCTGCAAGCCCTGATGGTCTGGTTGAGGATGGGCTTATAGAAATAAAGTGTCCTAAAACCTCAACACACATCTCTTATCTGACCGCGGGAGAAGTGCCTACAACTTACAAGAATCAGATGATGGCACAAATGGCTTGTACGGGTCGCAGGTGGGTCGATTTCGTTTCCTTTGATCCTAGACTGCCCGAAAGACTACAGCTCTTTGTGGTGCGTTTTGAGCCGTCTGAAAAGGATATTAAGAATCTAGAAACGGACGTTGTTAATTTTCTAACTGAAGTAGATAATTTGATGGAGAAGCTATGAACTGGAAGGAATTGATTGAAAGCCAACGATCCCCACGAACCTTCAGACCTGTTGAGGAAATTTGGCGCGAACACGGCTGGAGACCACCCTCCACAGAGTGCCCAGACACCATCGAAAAACACAGAGCCTTCAGAGCGTGGTCAATGGCTGGAGATCATCAAGTCGGTGAAGTCCAGTGATCGATCGGAGATTACGCAGGCTTATGAAGCTGCTATGCCGTATGTCGTTGCGGACTGGGCTCACTGGCTTTTATCGAAGCCTCGTGCGGCTCGGTTACCGCT